TCAGTCGTTGCAGTGCCGGAATGACGTCCGGTTTGGTCATGCCCAGCTATGACCTTTGTGGCGATAACCCACGCTCCTCATTCGGGGTTTGCTACGGAATACGATCCTCTTGCTGAAGGAGGGATATTTTGCCCGCATTTTCTGACCCGTTATGATCTTCCGTCACAGACGGGGAGTTTTGTGCTGGTAAGCTCAGCGCCCCGCCACGCACACACGATGGGAACCACCCCAGTGTACCTACGGCATCGCTGCCGGACTAGACTTACTAAAAGAGCGGACGGCAGTTTAGAGACATGCCAAGGTCGGGCAGGTGGTACTGCCCGGGTATAAGTGTTTAAATGTTGAAAGTTCGTCGCGCGAACTCCAAATAGTGTTGAGTGGCGCGCACGTGTTGGTCATGATCTGAGACGCGGGGGCCTAGCTCCCGAAGAGCGTCACTGATCGAGTTCCAGTACTCGGGGTCGTTACGGCCCAAGGCAAGTCCATTCTGTGCGCGATGCATGACCACGATTGGGTCGATGTATATGTCTTCACCGCCTATATGATACCCGCAGAAAACAGACTCGTACTCGATAAGACGCTTTGGGACCATTTTCCACTGCTTGGCGTGGAATCCAGGTTGGTAGCGCCAGGATCCAAGGACTGCCCCGTCGTCGCCTGAAAATGCGGCCGTAGTGCGTTTTGGGCAGTTTAAGGAAGCGCCAGTGATGGCAGCGTTGCCAAGAGTATTGATCAACCAGGTCCAACGGTCGCCAGATTCCTGTTTGGTCCGATGTGGTCCGAGGTAGCTGAAGGTATTCAGTCGTTCAAACAGATAGGTCTGGACGTATTCGTCGGGGACGCGGCATAGCTGCATCACCCACGCAGCGAAGTTGGCGAAGACCTTGTCACAGCCTTGGTCCCAGCTGGTGTAATCGTTTGTAGTGATGGGGCCCTGGGACCAATGCTTGCGGTACCAGCGGGACATGTCGTCTGGTGAAGCGCGGCAGTGAAGATATGTGCTCGGATAAGCATGTTTCATTGACAGGCGTTCGACGAAGAGGGCAAACGGAGCATCGCGGAACTGTTTCGTCAGCGGAAACTCGGACACGATTTGTCCGGCGGTAGCTGCAGCGAATCGTTTTTCCTCTTTCTTCACGTATTGCGTTTTAAGGAACAGTTCAGTGTAATTGGGAGCTTGGTCAATATTGTCTTTCCGTACCGAATTGGCGATGCCAGCAAGTGTGCGCTTGGAAACCCATGGACTTAGGAAGTCGCGGGAGCACTGGTCGAAGAGAGCTTCATCGAATGGCGCGCTGTTCCATGAATCTACGTCGAAAAACTTAGCAAACCCTCGCTTGAGTTGTTTGAGCCGGGCCTTGTCGAGGCTGCTAAGATCTGATGAATCTTTGCCGAGAACGATGCGTTTCCTTTCAGAAATGATCTGAGTGGCTTTGTCACTAGCGTGGTGTCGTAGCACCGCGTTAGGCCCGTCTTCCACATGTTGGGCGGTTACAAGCTCAGTGCCTGGTGCCACCTTCTCGCGAGCGTCCGGGTCGACAAAAGTGTCATGATTGAAAATAGGGTCGAATTCGCCTTGGACGTCCGGGAGCATGGGGAGTTTGTAACCCGTGCCATCAGGACGCAGATTCATGTCGTTAGTTACGGGAACGTAAAGTCTAAGCATTTCCCGGATGGACTCATGATGTGAATGTAGGAGTGGGTCTTTGTGGCTCGAGAATGCTGGTGCGCTAGTGGTCGGTTTGGTCAAAGTGCCTCGGGTGGTACGCGCGGTGTAGTAGTCGCCGCCGTCATTGCGTGGGGTTTCCAACCACACGCTCCGAAAGCGAGCTGGCAGGGCGCCTACTATCGGTGTGGCGACGGGTAAGCCAAGTTGCGCGCAAGCTGCCGCAGACAAATTGCGGGCCAAGTGATTGTGC